CCAATATCAGACTTTCCATTTCCAAAACTAAATGACTTTACAAGAGGTTTGTTTCCTAGCCAACTGTTCACAGTTGCTAGTGGAAGTGGAGCAGGTAAGTCCACGATATGCAGAGAACTTGCATACCATTTCTTAACCAAGAATTTAAAGCTTGGTTACATAGGATTAGAAGAATCAGTACAAAGAACTTTACAGGGATTGGTTGGTATTGATATGAATGTACCTCTACACCTTGAAGATGATATTGACCCTGATGAAGTCAAGAGTTCATTTGATAAGCTGACATCTTCTCGTAACCTATATTTATATAATCACTTTGGTAGTCTTGACCCTGATGTATTGCTTGAGCAGATCAGATACTTAGCAACTGTTGATGGGGTTCAGATAGTAATACTAGATCATATAACTATAGTTACGTCTGGTCTTGAATTAGAGAATGAAAGACGTGCTATTGATGTGACAATGACTAAGCTTAGAAGTCTATGCGAATCAACTGGCATAGCTTTGATACTTGTTAGTCATCTACGCAGACCGCAAGGACAATCACATGAGTCGGGTAGAGAGATTGATACTTCAGATTTGAAGGGGAGTTCTGGACTACTTCAACTAAGTGATGTCGTGTTAGGTGCATCACGAAATCAGGTAGGCGAAGCTAGTGAAAGACAAAGACTACAGCTAAAGATACTTAAGTCAAGACATACAGGTATGACAGGAGAAGTAGATAAGTTATTGTATGACCAGAAGACAGGTCGGTTAATAGTTTATGAAAACACATTCGGAGATTTATGACTTTACTTATTGATGCAGATTGGCTAGTCTTCTCTTCCTGTTGTGCAGGAGAAGTAGAAATACAATGGGATACTTGGAATCATACCTTGCACTCTAATGCAAAGGATTGCTTGTCTATCATTGAAGCAAGACTAGAAGTATATAAGACTATAGCTAAAGCACAGCAGCCTAAAGTTAATCATGATGTGGTCATGTGTTTTTCTGAGTACCCAACATTTAGGCATGACATATTTCCTGAATACAAAATCCACAGGATAGGTAAAAGAAAACCACTTGCTATGAAACATACTATTGATTTACTTAAGCAAGACTTTGAATGTGTATCGTATCCCAACTTAGAAGGAGATGACGTTCTAGGATTACTAGCTACTAATGGTCAGTATGATAATCCAGTTGTAGTTTCAGTTGATAAAGACATGAGAACTATTCCCTGTATGTTGATAGCTGCTGAAGAGGTAGAACATATCACAGAGAAAAAAGCTATGAGACAATGGTTTGAAATGGCTATAGCAGGAGATAGCACAGATGGAATAATAGGAGTCAAGGGTTTAGGTATGGTAAGTGCAAGCAAGTTACTTGCAAATACTCCTGACACACAAGATGCACTATGGTCTAAAGTTGCTGAGACATATACAAAGAAGGGCTACTCGTTAGCTGATGCCATACTCAATGCAAGGCTTACAAGAATACTTAGAGAAGGAGATTATAACTACAGTACAGGCGAAGTAAAACTTTGGAACCCATAAAAAAAACTCTAGGAAAACGACAGGAGACATCAAAACCTAGAGCTTTTTTGTGTTCTTTACCAATGGGAAACCACCCCCATTGATTAAATTGTAGCATGAAATCTATACAAAACTATTTATATTTTCAGATTAAGAGTTACTATGTTAATAGTTTCAATCTTATTCTTGGCAGTTAAGTTACCACAAATTACAGATGACTTGATACAAGGATTAGATGAGGTCTTTCCTAACCGCCAACCTGAACTGTCATTTTCTGATAAGGAGGTTTGGTATCGGGCAGGGCAAAGGTTTGTTGTTGATTACTTAATCGAGCAACAAAAGAGACAACGTGAAACTATGTTAACTGAACAAGTTGTAGATTAGTACTATGTGTTTCGGCTCTAAACCTAAAGCACCTGCTCAGCCCAAGAAAGCTGAGTTTGAAGATGCACCTCCTGTTGTTACAGGTAAACAGGAAGATGTTGAAAATCCATTTGATACTAAAAAAATAACAGATCAGTTAAAACTTAGAAGGAAGAAGAAAGAAAAAGGAATTAAGATTAAAAAAGGCGACCCTAATTTTTCTGACGTTAGGATTGCAGGTCTTACTCCTGAAGCTGATACTAGAAGAAAATCTGGTATGGGTAGTATGTCTTCTCCCTATAACACGAAATCAATTTATTAAAAACTATGTGCGTTTTCTCTCCCCCACCACCTCCCCCACCACTACCAGACCCAGAGCCTACAGCACCTAAAGGCGAAAAGACAGCAGATCAAGTTGTTACTGGACAGCAAAGAACTACAGTTAAAAAGAAAGGTCAGAAGATGGGTAGAACTGCTGCAAGAGATGCAGGTAGAAAAGGTACAGCATCATTAAGAATACCTTTACTAGGTAAAAAAGAGACTACCAGAAGCGGTAACTTAAACACACCTATCTAAAACAATATGGAATATGAATCTCCTGTAGGTACAGCAGCGTCACTGTATGAACAGTATGCTACTGAACGATCTTCTTACCTTAGAGAAGGGCAGGAGTCTAGTAAATATACACTGCCATATTTGATACCTGAAACCGCAGCAGGTAGTGGTTCTAGAAGAACTAAAATCAAAACAAACTATCAAGGGATTGGAGCAGCAGGAACTAATAGTCTTGCTGCCAAACTCTTGACAGGTTTGTTTCCAACAAACGTACCATTTTTTAAATTAGTTTTAGACAAAATAAAAATAGCTCAAGAAGAAGCAGGAGCAGAAGCGATAACAGAAATAGACAAAGCTTTGCGTAAAGTAGAAAATGCTTTGATGAGAGAGATTGAAGTTTCTACAGATAGAGTTGCTATGTTTGAAGCTTTAAAACATTTAGTAGTTGGTGGAAATGTTTTACTGTATTTAACTGATGATGGATTACAGGTATATCCTTTAGAAAAATATGTTTGTAAACGTGATGCTACTGGTAATACCATAGAAATTATTATCAAAGAAACTATAAGTGCTAAAGCTTTACCTCCTGCTTTCCTTGAAAACATAAAACAAAAAGCAGAGTACACAGAAAAAACACTTGAAGAAGAATTAGATATTTACACACACGTTAAAAGAGATGGAGATTATTTTAATTACCACCAAGAATGTAAAAATGAGATCATACCAAACACAGAAGGTAGAGCAAAGAAAGATGTATCTCCTTTTATAAATCTCAGATTTACCCGACTAAGCGGAGAAAGTTACGGAAGGGGATACGTTGAAGAGTATCGTGGCGACTTGATTTCTTTAGAAGGTTTGATGAAAGCAATAATAGAAAATGCTGCTGCGTCTGCTCGTACAGTTTTTCTTGTAAATCCCAATGGCACAACCAGAGCTAGTACCCTAGCTAAAGCACCTAACGGAGCCATTCGAGAAGGTAATGCACAAGATATATCAGTTATGCAAGTAGGTAAAGGGCAAGACTTGCAAGTATCTTTTCAAGCAATACAAAGAATAGAACAAAGATTACAGTACGCTTTCCTTATGGCTAAAGCAGTACAACGTGACGCTGAGAGAGTTACAAGTACAGAGCTAAAGATATTAACACAAGAATTAGAATCAACACTTGGAGGAATCTACTCTATTTTAAGCTCAGAACTACAGCTACCTTACCTAAGAAGACGTATGCACCTACTTGTTAAGTCAGGTAAAGTCCCCAAGTTACCTGACGACATAGTTGGTATCTCAATCGTTACAGGTTTACAAGGATTGGGTAGAGGACAAGACAAAGAGAAGCTACTTGAGTTTATTACAGTAATGGCACAGGCTTTAGGGGCTGATGTCATGAGACAATACGTTAATCTTGACGAAGCTATTAAGCGTCTAGCTACCAGTATTGGCATTGAAACTGAGAATTTGGTAAAATCAGGAGAAGAAATCGCTGCTGAACAACAACAGATGCAACAACAAGAACTTATTAGAAGTCTTGGAAGTGCTGCTGTAGGTTCTCCGTTACTTGACCCCAAGAAACAAGCTGAAGCAGGATTAATTAATCAAGAGGTAACTGCAAATGCCAACCAAGAAGGCCAAATCTAGTAAACCTAGAGATGAAAATGGAAGATACGTTGCTCCTACAAAAGCTGTAGTAAGTAGGCTCGGAGCAACAGAAGAAACTCCTATACCTGAGAAGTCAGGAGACAAAATTACTAGACATGGTTCAACTATCCACTATAGTTAAAGCAAAAAACTACTATGACATCATCACAAGTACAATCTTTTGAAACACCTCCTATGTCAGCAGACGACATAGAAAGTCTTAGAGATGAATCAGGTCTTATTGCAGGTAAATTTAAAACTGCTGCTGATATGGTAAACAGCTATAAAGAGCTAGAAGGTAAGCTAGGAGCAGTAGAAGAAACTCAAACTGAGAAACCAACTGAAGAAGCAGAAGCACCCGATAGCGAGTGGAATCCTACCGAAATTTATGGAGATGGCCTTGCTTCCGTCTTAGAAGAAGTTGGAATAGATACTCAAGAAATAACAAAAGTCTTTGAAGATACAGGAAACATAAGAGAAGATGATTATGCAAAACTAGCTGAAGCAGGTTTTTCTAAACAAATCATTGACACTTATTTAGATGGTCTAAGAGGTGGAGCAGCAGTTGCAGATGAGATACAACAATCTCAATTAGAAGATATACAGAATGTTGTAGGTGGAGAAGACGGATATAACAAGCTAAGAGAGTGGACACAAAATAATGTTCCTGATGAAACACTAGCAGCATTTGACAAGATATTAGATACTCAAGACCCTACTATGATTAAGATTGCAGTTCAGGGTTTTGCTGCACAGATGAGGGCTGCTGAAGGATTTGAACCAACACTCATAAATGGTAGAAGTCCACAGGCAATAACTCCATTTAAGACACAAGCAGAGATCAAAACTGCTATGAGTGACCCTAGATACGGAAAAGATGAAGCATATACTCTAAGTGTTTATAAGCGTATGGAAAATACTGAAGTAGTCTAATGGCAAACAAACCAACTAAACCAGAACTTTATGCAAGAATCAAAGCTAAAGTTAAAGCAAAAGTCAAGAAGTGGCCTTCTGCTTATGCAAGTGGTCAAGTTGTTAGACAATATAAAGCAGCAGGTGGAGGATACACCAAAGCCTAATGAGTCTTGATAGATGGTTTAAAGAGAAATGGGTTGATGTCAAAACAGGCAAGAAGTGTGGCAGGAAAAAAGGAGATGGCCGACCTTATCCTGCTTGCAGACCTTCAAAAAGAGTAAGTAGTAAGACACCAAAGACTACAAAAGAAATGTCTAATAGAGAAAAACTTAAATTTAAAAGGTCAAAGACTAGCGGTAAAAGAATAAATTATAATCATAAAAGACGACAAAGAACTGCATAGCTGTTATATTTTATATAAGCTACTACTTCGTAGTTCATGTCTCCACGCAGAAAATCTTTATCTCTTAGAAAATCTGACAAGAACCCAACAGGGGGATTATCGGAAAGTGGGAGAAGAAGATATAACGCTGCTACAGGTTCAAAGTTGCAACGACCTGTCACTAAAAAAAGTGGACTTTCAAAACGTGAAAAAGGTAGAAGAAAATCTTTTTGTGCAAGAATGAAAGGTGTCAAAGGAGCTATGAAAGACAGTAAGGGTAGGCCAACTAGAAAAGCTCTTGCACT